ATAAAACATTTTCTCATTTCTGGATAATTATTATAATCTATTCTAGTCTCTTTAGAATTTCCATAATAAAGTTGTGAGAAAATATTCACTACAGATAAATTTTTATTAATATAAACTTCCTGAATCTTTCCCAATCTATCTTTTGGAAAATTATGTAGCGAAGAAAATTTTAAAAACTCATGGTAAACTTGCGGAAACTTATCTCGAATACTTTTAGCTAAACCTTTTCCAAACTTGTTCTGACAATTACAAGCATGGCAAATCAATCCATCAGAAATTTCTAAAATATTTTTATTAATAACTTTCATGAAACCTTTCTAATAAAAAAGACTGACATAGCTCAACCCATCAGCCTAAGATAACAGTTACGTAGAATATAAGTAAATCTTTTGATTAGTTATATTTTTACGTTTTTATGGATTGAGGGACTGTAATCTCCTCACCAGTCTTTGAAAACAAACCATTCTGATTCCAAAAGAAACCAACTAAGTTTTTCTTCAATGACCTGAACCCAAAAGGTAACTCAAACAACATATGTCTATCTAAGATGTTTTTAGATGCGTTAGCATCTGCATCATCTTCATGATGACAGTGTTTACAATGAAACACTTTTCCCTTTCTGTTTGATTTTTGGACCCATCCACATTTGTTACATCTCTGACTATTAAATTCGTTACCTACAAGAGTCACTAGGACGCCTAGTTCCTCACCTAGTTTAATTAACGAATCTCGAATCAATGGATTACTCCAATGCTTCAACAATCTAGAAACACACACTCCATATTTAATATTCTCTATGTTCTCTAATTTTAACTCTTTGACATTGCTTAAGTTTAATTGTTTAACTAACCAATTGATGTGATTCTTTCTATGCGCGGAAGCGCGATCAAATCCCTTTGAGCCTAACTTGCAACTAGATAGCTTCTCTAAAATTGAACTCAATGTATGACCATGTATATCTAAAGGAAACTCATCATTCCTTGAAGTTGTCAATAAAGTTGACAAGCCTTGATCAACTGCTATGACATCTCCAATCTCTTTCTTAGGCACTCCTGCAACTTCATAACGCAAAGTCACCGTCTCTTTAGAAACTGAAATCCCATTTAGAATCTCTCCTTGAGACTGCCACTTCTTCGCTCTAGTGAAGTTCTTCAAAGGAAGAAAAACTTTCAATCCACGAACATCCGAAAACAAAGAATGCAATTCTAACCAAAAATCAAAAGTGTTTTGACCTTCGGTCAAACTGCACAAAATAGAATTCAAATCACAATGAATATTTTTTAAATTTGGCTTAGTTGGAGCCTTTGAAAGTTTCTTCTCTAACCTTTCATCTTTCATCCCTTTAGATTTCTTCCACTCTAGACGGTTCTCGTCTCTTTCTCTTTTATTCAACACTGATCTTACAATCGCACTTGCTTGTGTAGCTGCACATTTTAAAGCTCTTGCGGTCAATCGTGAAACCTTTGGTTTCACTTCCGAAGAAATGAACTTAGGACATACATAAAACCCTTGAGCAACATCTAACAAATAACCATCATGTTCAATTCTAGAATCCCACAAATAAGAAACATAAAATTCTAAAGCATCTTTGTAACAATCTACAAACATGGAAAGCAGTTCTTGCTTTCCACCATTTGCGAATTTCACACTATGTTTAGAACTTCTGATCATTTACTTCCTTAGATTTATATAATTATTTATATTTTCTTTAAAATAAAAATTTATATTCACTCATGTTTATATATAACATCATATAAATGAATTTACACATTTAATTTAGTTTGTCAAGGGAAAATTTTCAAGAACATCGTGACCATCCGCAAGAACAGCTAACACATCCATCACCATATATCAGTTCTTTACTACTACACACAGGACATTTCATTCCATTTGCAGTTTCACCATCTTGAATATATTTCTTCAAAACTCTACTAACTACTGATGTTAACGAAGACATATCTTCAGCAGATTTTGCCATTTGTTGAACAATAAACTTTACTGGAATTCCATGACGTAAAGATGTTGAAATCATTCTAAATAACATTTGTTCTTCCGCAGTAAAAATTTCTCCAAAATTGTTAACAACTATATCATCACCAATTTCTAATGTATAATGACCTTGTGAAACTTTTGTCATTTTTCCATGTTTGTGTGTGAACTTAAAAGAAAGATTATCTGGAATTAATCCACCAAAAATCTCATAAAGTTTACCATCTTGTTTACCAACAGAAATAATATATTTTTTTCCTTTAGACGTTACAACATAAACATCTTGATCTAAAGTTTTATTTCTCTTTGGTGCATCTGAACTAAATGATTTTTGTGAACCAGCTTTAACAATACCCAATTCTTTCTTTTCTTCTTCAGATAAATTACCATCATAAATTGCGACATTTTCTTTAGTCAACTTTACAGCAAGATCTCTAAAAGGAATGAATGAAATAATTCCATACATTTTCTTGTCTGGGAATGCTGCAATAGACTTGACACCCTTTTCATAAGCTCCTACGATAAGATCATAAGTATCTTTCCAAGTAGAACCTTCAGGAAGAGTATAAGTAACTGAAATTGAAGAGTCTACATCTTTCATTAACCTAGACATAAGATCTAATTTATCTTGAACTGGAACTTCTGTAGCAGTTTTAAATCTGATTGCTAACTTTTCTCTAGACTCATCAATAAACTTTGCGATAGGTGCTCCTAAAGAACCGTCCCATGTATCTTTTAAGCAATCCACTGTCATTGGAATTTCATATCCGGATTGTTTAAAATATTCTCTAACAACATTAGGAACACAAAAGTAATATTCATACTTTCCAGATATCCTAGTTCTTTTCCAGAAATATAATCCAAATGCTGGCTCTACACCATATGACATAACGAAATCTCTAAACATGGTAGATAGTGTTCCTGCTGGTGCGATTGATGAACAAGTAACATTTCTCATTGTTTTAAAATTTAATCCCTTTTTCATAAGATTTTGAATGAATGGAGATTTAGTATATTTTTCTTCTGAAAACATTCCAAATGAACCTTTTTCCTCACCAAGTTCAATAGAAGATTTATAAAGGAAATAATTATATCTTTCATTAAATTTTTCTAAAAGTTCATTTCCTTCTGTAGATCCATAAGCAGCATTATTCTTAAATAACCATCCAGAAAGATTTGTTAACCCTGCGCCAGTTCTTCGTAAAGCTTGAATTGCAACTTTTTGATGAGGTGTCGCATATGTATTATCCCTAACTTCCATTTCATTTACATTATCCAAAAATCTATTTACAGATGGCGCAATAATAGAAAGTTCTTCTTCGTATTTATTTGTAGAAAATTTACCACAATTAATTGATGCTAGAACACATAAGCTTTCTCTTGATAGATATTGTTCTGAACAATTTGATGTTACATAACCATCATCTACTAAAAATGAATGATATGTCGGAACTACAGCACAATACATATCTTCAAATTCATTTAATTTTTCTATAGAAATAATCTTAATTAATTGTGTCTCTAGACCAGAAATTAATACAAAAGAATCTCCAGCAATTAATTTATAAGTTTCTTTCATAGAACCATCTACATACCACTTATGTTCTCCGTTACATTTAAATATTTTTCCGTTTTCAAGAATAATTTTCCAAACTTGTTGGTTTTCAAATTTCTTAAATTGTGAATTAATTGTTAATATTTGTGGTGCTTTTGATGCTATATTATAAACAAATAAACTAGCATTACCATTATTATATAAATCTTTTATAGTGGTTTTACCATATTCTATAGAATTTACTATAGTATCACCTACTAATGGAGCATTTGTGGAAATAATTCTTGGATCGTATTCTACATTTTCTTCATAAAGATAATCTGAATTACTCCAATACTTCGCCATATCTATAAATTGAACTCCTGGTTCTGCATTTTGTAACATATTTTTTGCGAGAAGTTCTAACAATTCTTTTGCGTTTACTTTCTTTACAATCTTTTCATAAGGACGATTTTTTGTAGCAATTTTATAATACTTTCCAGATTCATCTTTTAAACAATCCATATCAATAGAATGTACATCCACATAAACTTTATCGCCTACTTTTACTTCAGGAATTTCAAAAATCAACTCCCAATCAGAATTTGTCTTAACGGCTTCCATAAAATCATTTGTAATTTGTACTGAAATATTAGCATTTTGAATTTTTGTATAATCTGATTTGACAGTAATAAAATTTTCAATATCTGGATGAGAAATATTTAATGACATAAGCATAGCAGGAGTTCTACCAGATTGACCAATAAAATTTCCAATAGAATCAATAAATTTCATCCAATGAATAACACCTTGAGATTCTTTACTGCTATTCAAAACATTCAAACCTTGTGGACGGATTCTAGAAAAGTCCAAACCGAGACCTTGTCTGTATGCTGCGGTCTTAGCAACAGTATAAGCTGTATTTTTATAAATAGATTCTAAATTATCCCATTCAGAATCTTCATCATTTACTCCCAAAGAAATTGTAGTACAGTTAGCCATTGAAATTTTTTTACCTGAATTTGCTCCTTGCATAATACTTCCAGCAGGGTGCCACCAATCATTAAATATTTCATCAAACCATCTATCAGACCAGTATTTTCTTTTTTCTTCAGTATCTTCAGCCGATGCGATATAATCACAAACTCTCTTTAATGTTTGAACATATGTTTCACCGTTCAAAGAATATTTCTTATTAAAAATATCTATACTAAAATTATTACCATTAAAATATTCTTCTGTAGTCAAATCCTTCACATCATCATATTTAACCATTCTTTCATTCTCCTTCAATTTTATCATAATTTTATCTCAAACTCTTCCCAACAAATTTCGTGTATTAAGTAAACAAATTTCTTTCTGTCAATACACTAAACAACATTCCTCGTTCTTTAGCAAATTTTCTAGCAGCTTCCCATTTTTTAGCATTCTTTAAAAATTCTGTTAACGCATTTTCAAATTTTGCTAAAGCTTTTTTGGTTTTCTTTTTAGGTTCTACTGGTTTAACTGTTTGTGAGTATGGTTTAATTTCAAGAATATAGTTTACAAGTTTTCCATCATTATCTTTAACTTTAATAAAAATATCTGGATAGTATCTATGAGAAAGTTTATCTGCTAGACTTTTTTCATAATCTGTCCAAGTATTATCACCTTCAAAAATATATTGTATAGGATACGCTTCGTAAGACCATTCTATAATATTTTCATTTACATCACACCACCAAAATATTCTTTCTTCAAATGATGATTTATATTTTGGTGCTTTAGATCCTTTATACTTTCCTGGATTAACTAATTTATATTCACCAGTTTTATATACTCTATTATTAGCCATGTAAATAATCTCTCTTCAATTGTTTTAATATTTATTAGAGAAATTTACATGGAAAATTCTTAGTTTACATATTCTGTTTCACCCCAACTTACATAGATTGTTTGATTATTATTTAAGAGAGTTGAATAATAACCTTCTGATCTTAAATAGTTTACTAGTTCAAATCTAGTTTGTAAAGAAACTTCATTTGAGAAATCTCTTTCAGTATTAAACTGTTTTAGATTTGATTGATGAGTGATTTCTTTTTTGATAGAGTCTTTTAAAGTTTCTATTCCTAAGAAAATATTATCTGTTGTAAATTTGTTCATTTCTTTTGCGTTCATTGTTTTCTCCATTATTATAAATCCCATGAAATAAAGATATATCTATTATCATCTAAAAATTCTACTTTAAATCCTTCATATTCTAAAGCGATTTTAATCATCTCTAATTGAATATACGAAAGATGTGATTTAAACTTATATTCTAGACTGAACAAACCTAATTCTGCACTAGTTTTGATAGAGTCTAGGATTCTCTTTTTTAAAATATCTTCATGATTATTTTTAGATTTATCTGCTAGTATATGCATTTGTTTTGCTAAATTCATTTTTCCTCCCAGCTAATTATTCCTACAAGATCATTTTCATAAGTTATTTCAAATCCTTCTTTGATTAGAAAGTCTGTTAGAAATTTGCTTCTTAGAAAATATGCATCGATTTTGAGATAAAAGTTTCCGTTTCTTGCTTGATGTTTTATTTCATCTATTACAAAATCTACTACAGACACATTTTTATAATTTTTTGTTATTTGTTTTACTTATTCAGATAGAGTCATTTTGATACCATATCCTTCCTAAACTGTTTGTAAAGTCTTGAGCACGTTCTAGAATTGGTTTAAGATTATGTTTTACTACAAATGTCATAAACTTTCTTCCATCAAATTTTTTAGTAACTGGATTATTAAGTTCATTTAAAATTCTATTTACAATTTCTTGAGGAATATGTTTGAAATCAATTAGTTGAGTATTTCTTACATAATTTTCTAGAATTTGTTTTGGTTCAATTTTACATTTTTTAATAATTTCAGCATAGTTTTTTTCATCTTTTATATACTCTTCATCATGTAAGTTATATATAAAATTATTCTTAATAGCAGCTTCTACAGATTTTGGTCCACATCTTGGATATATTGCTGGAATGTTATCGTTTTCATCTCCACCAATAATTTTTGTCTGTAGATCATTCATAGGATTTAAAGATTTTTTCATAACTCTTTCTATAGGATGATACTGACTAACATTTTTGAAAATTTGTAATTGATAGAAATCTTTATCTACAGAAACTATAGTGATTCTAGACTTAATATTTTGACAAGCTACCGCAATAACATCATCACCTTCAGCTTCATCGATCTTTAAAACTTCTATATTTTGAAATGCTTTTTTGAAATCTTCTAAGAAAGGATCCAACACTTTAAAGAATGCCTCAAAATCCACTTTAGAAGAGTCTCTAGCAGCCTTTCTCTTCGCCTTGTACTCTTTGTATACTCCCTTTCTCCAGCCGTTTTTAGGGTCTATAGCGACGATTACACGAGTAGGATTGAACTTCTCAACTAAGGTTTTCAAAGCGTTCATAAAGTAAATTTTAAAATATGTAAACTCTGGATCTGTCATTTTTTCTTTGTCTAGTTCTGATTGTGCTGCATTAACAACTCTGAAAATTAGACTATGTCCATCAACTAACAGAACATGATCATAAATTTCTTCTTCAAATAAATTAGGTTTCATCTTGTTACCTCATAGTTATATTACAATCTTTAATTTGTGTTGTCAAGGATTTTAGAAATTTAATTTTCCCGATAGACTAAATATATCCAAAAGAGGAATTTATGAAAGATATTGAAAAAGATTTACAAGAACAGATTCAAAAAATGACTCAGAGCATAGGACAAAAAATTGAAAGGAAAGTTGACAAACAACAAACTGAATTAGAAAAACAAGTTATAGAAATTCAAAAGAGTAAAGAAAATTTAACAAAGAAAAAGTCTGAAGAATTTACGGAACTTACTTATGATATTATTTTTGATCTTTATAAAGTTGCAGATGAATTATTAGAAAACATTTCACAAGGAAGAGTTGGACAAAATTTAAATCTAAAGCTTTTACAATTATATAATAGAATAGTTGCCTATAGAAAGTTGATGGTGAAAGGTATCGCTATGGTAGAAAATAATAATAGACTTGATGCAATACAAATTAGAAAAGATTTTAAAAGAAACTTTAATACAAACTTTGTAAAATTAAGAAATGAAAAAACTAGAAATAGAATGAAGAAGTTTTAAGATTTCCAATGTTTCTTTGCAAAATATTTAACAGAAAAATATACAGTCCACCTATCTATAAAATCCATTCCAAAATCTTCTAAATTTCTTCTTAACATTACATCAGCATCACTTCTAGAAAAGTTTAATAAACAATCTTTAGAATAGATATAGTCATGAAGAAGATAACATTTATTAAACATAGAAACATTTGATATAACATTTCTAAACTTTTTCGGAACAGATGCAAAATTAGTTCTAAATCCTTTTGGAATAGTCACTTTATAAAGTTTATTTCTAAAAGAAAATTCTAAATCTACATCACAATAAAGTTCAAATAAAATATCATCTGGACCTGAAGATAAATCGACTAAAATTAAATGTTCTGGAATAGTTTTTATCATATAGTTATTTAGAAAACATAAATAATCATATGAACTTTACTACATTTTTAACAGAAGCATCTATTCAAATTAATAAATCTATGGAAAATTTTGCGGATGAAGTTATTAAAAAACTTTATGAACTTATAGATTCTCATGTTACTTACAATTATTTTCAAAAGAAACTTGATCAAAAAGAAATATATTCTGGAGAAATTCAATCTAAGTTTGGTGATAAAGAAGTTAAAGTAAATATTAATATAAAAGATAGTAAATATCACTTTTGGATTAAGGATGATGTTCTTTGGATAACAGTTTCAGAAGATCTTTACAATGATTTTAAAAAAGGCGGAAATGAATTTAAAAATGTTAGAAGACTTATTTTACATGAGTTAATTCATTCTATAGATCCAAAATTAAACAAACCAGAATTAAAAGAAAAGTCTGATAAAGTTATAAAATCTTTTAGGGATAATGTAGAAAAGTTAAAGAAAATTATTATCTATTCTAAAGATTTTGACGAGAGACAAAATGCTAAAAAAGATTTAGAAAAATTATTTAAAGAGTATTATAAATTTCCTTGGGAACTTGATGCTTATATATCTACAGAAGCAGAAGAAGTTTTTAAAGATATTAAGAAGAAATCCAGATCTAAAAAAGACGCTTTGAATTATTTGAAAAACTATACTCCAGAAAATTCTTTATTAAAATTTTATCACGAAGATCCTAAAGTTTGGAAGAGATTTATTCTATCTATAAATAAACTTATTGATAGGGATTTTCAATGATTTCTTTTAGAGCACTTTTCGAATCTACAAATTTAATGACTCTTTCTGATGATATGAAAGACTATGCAAATCAAGCTTATGAATTAACTTCTGAATGGTTGAAATTACAAAAACGTGAAGGTTATTCTCCGGAGCATATTTTAGGAAACTTATCTCATGATTCTGTAGACATTTTTAAAAGAAGAATAACTCATGATGTTTATGAAAATTCTAACAAGATCATTTTTACAATTTCACAAAAACCTGAAAAAGATTTGATTAGATTCGATGGTGGATTTGATGTAGGAAAAATGAATAGAGTTACAATTTATTTTATGTCTCCAAAGCAGATTAAAAACTTTTCAGACAAATCTATCAAAGAAGATTTTATAGATAGGGTTAGACATGAAATTTGCCACGCATTAGACCCTATTAATAACGACAGGACGATTAGAAAAGAATTAGATGTCGATGGTCAAATGCAAGATCAATTGAAGTCAAAAAATTATAAACAATACATTTCATTCCCTTGGGAGAAGAAGGCAAATCTTTCTACAATGGCCGAGAGAAATATAGAGAATATGATTTTAAAAGGTATGGAATATTCTAAGATATTAAAAGAAATTGATCAATGGATTCCAAAAATTTCACATTCAAATTATCAAAAAGAGTTAGATTATTTTGATGATAAAGAAGCATGGAAGAGTTACAAAGAGTTTATGAAGAAGCTATTATTAGATAAAGGAAGGAGTAAGAATGTTTAAAAGTTATCTAAAAGAAAAAAGACAAAATCTCATGGAAAGTAATAATGGGGATTTTTCTAAATTAAAATTTGAATTTTCAGAATCAGATACTATAGAAGATATTTTAAAATATTATCTAAAAGAGAAAGGAATAGATCCTAGAAAAGTTCATACAGTATTACAAGATATTGCAGTGACTTATGATGACTATGGTTTAAATGATCATGAAGAACTTTTAGACTCTGGATATGTTTTAGGATTTATTCATGCAAAGATGGGCGGAAAGGTTTTTGGAATAGAGTATGATAAGAAGAGATATTTCTTTATGGGAAATGAATCTGAGATTGCCCATCAAATTAGAATAGCATTAAATCAATTAAAATAAATAATGATAAAAGAGGATTTTCCAATGGATTTATTTGAATCAGTAAACAAACTTTTACAAGATAAACATACTCTAACAGAAGCGAAAACTGTTTTAAGAGTTACTTTTGATAATGGCATGAAAAAAGATATAGAGTTTAAAGGATCTTTCGAAGCTGGTAAAAAGGCGTATCTAGGAAAGAATGTTAAAGCTATGTCTAAAGATAAAACTCCAGTTATGTTAAAAGCAGTTAAAGTAGAACCTATCAATGAAAATATTAAAAATAAATTATTAGAATCTGTTAAAACCTTTGAAGTTGGTATATATCCTAGAGAAGATGCCGATGATGCTGAATATGCAGTATATGATAAAAAATCAAAAACTTGGTCAGACTTTCAAGGTGATATTTCTGAAAAATCAAAACAAACTGCTAAAAAAATTGCAGACAAATATAATAAAAGCATTAATGAATCTAAAGAT